ACGGTGCTGACGGCAAATCTGGTCCTGCAAGGCATGGGGCCGGAAGTGATGCTGGCGTTGGGTGTGAAGCTGGGGGACGACATTCTGCTGAACGTGCGCGAGGCCGGTCAGGATCAGGATGGCAACACTTGGTTCACCTACCACACCGTCGGCGGCAAGCTGAAGTCCCTGGTCGAAACAGCACTCAAAATGGGTGACAAACCCACCACCACGCTGGAACTCTCCTGCCGCACCTACAACCGGCTCGAAAACGGAATCCCCGTGATCGACATCGACGTGCGCACGCAAAAGTTCGTGCTCAACGGCGTGGACATTCTCGGTGATGCCCGCCGCGCTGTTTTGATTCCGTAACCCCTCGCACTACCCCCATGCAACTCGGTTAAACGCAGTCCCTGTGGGAGCGAGCCTGCTCGCGAAAGCGGCGTGCCTGACACATTGATGTCGGGTTTGCCGCCGCCATCGCTACAGGCCGGCTTCCACAGGTTGCACACCCAAGGAATTCATTTCATGTCCTGGACGCCTCCCGTTCACGTCCTGTTGTCGCCGATCACCGCCGACGACCAATCGACACTCGAGCAGATTCAGCTCAAACCGTTGTTTTACTCCGCACAGAAAGAAGCCCTGGCCCGTGCCGGCGATGATGAAGACGATCAGTTCTTCGAACTGGCGAAACTGGCCACGGGCCTGTCGGTCAAGGAACTCGACCAGCTCAAACGCCCGGACTACGTGAGCATCGCGCAGTACGTGCATGAGATGTCGACCCGTCCGGCGTCGTTTTTTCTACAGCAGGACACTGATGCTGCATCGGACGATCCCGATCAAGTGCAACTGCTGCAACCACTCAGCGCTGCGGGCCGCAGCCTGACCTCGCTCACCCTGGAAATGCCGGTGCTGCGCGCCACCAAGGCGATGAAAAAACTGAAAACGGCCAAGGAACGCGCCGAGTTCATCACCTCCCATTGCACCGGGCTGATGCTTCCCGATCTGGATCTGTTGACCGTGCCCGACTGGACACAGCTTCAGGTACGCATCGACGATTTTTTAAACAAACCGGCGGACTTCTTTCGGAGCGCGACATCGAAGTAATCCTCGATGTGGTACCGCTCATTTACTCGGTAAGTGAGGCGGACATTCTGGAATGGGACGCCGGCAAGGCATTGCGCCGATACGAGATCGCGATTAGTCGTCTTGGCGTGAAACAGGAGTAGAGCGGGATGGCGGACGATAGATATTCGCTCAAATACGCAACCATCGATAACGGTGGGTTGGCGTTCGCAAATACAAGCCTGACTACCGCAGCCACGAGCGTTACGTCAGCACAAGGTACGGGGCCCTCCGCCAGGTATCAAATGCCTGACCTCGGTCTGGCGCTGGACAATGTCGGGATCAAGCTCGGGCTGTTGACTACGGCTATTGAGTCGTTGACCTTGAAACTTTCGTCGCAACGATTGTTACCGCAGGCGACGGGAGCCGGTGAAAAGTGTGAGTCGGCCTGCGAACAGAAGAGTGCGGGCAAGTCGGGTAGCAGTATCGAACCGCCGGACCTGCTTAAATCCGCGATAGCGATGGATTTGGCCAGGGCCGAACTGAAGCAGGCAGGCCAGTTTACCCCGCGCCTGAGCGAAGAGATGGCGCAGTCAACCCACGACATTGCCAGCTCTACGCTGGTGGCGGCCGGAGGGACCAAAGCGGTTGATCTGGTGAGGATTGCAAGTCTTGCCGCCAAGGCAGGAATCGCTGGTGATCTGCCCAATGCTTCGGATCGACAGTTTGAGCTGCTGCGCTTCGCCAGTGACGCTGGCGTCGCCGCGTCGGCGTTCAAAATGCCGGCCATGGATGTCGCAGAGATGATGCTTGGCTGGCGCACGTCCATGAAGCTCAATGGTGCTCAAGCCTTTGACCTGGCGGATGCAGTCAACCATCTGGGCAAGATACCCGGTGGTGCGAAAGCGGCTGATATCGGCGCCGTTTTGCAGCGTGATGGTAGTGCTGCTACAGCAGCAGGCCTGGCACCCGCGCAAGCCGCCGCGTTAACGACGGCATTGTTGAATACCGGTACGCAGAAGGATGAAGCCGGCGTAGCGCTGAAAGACATCGCCACTGCCATGGGCAAGGGAGATCAGGCCTCCAAAACCGAGCGGGCAGCGTGGAAGCAGCTGGGTCTTGAGCCGAAAGCGGTGGCGAGTGGATTGCGTGACAAGGACGCGGCACCTGGCACGGTGATGTCGGTGCTTGCGGCCTTGAACGCGCAACCTGCCGAGAAACGCCCGACGCTTGCCTTCACCCTGTTTGGCAATGGTGATAAAGCGGCACTGCGCATGGCGCAAAACCTTGCCGATGTGAATGGCGCCTTCTGGCAGGTGAAAGACACCGCCCAGTACGCGACGTCGGAATTGGGTAACAACGGCTCGGTAAGGCAAGACGCACTCGCGCTGTCGAAAACCCGGCAAGGCCAGTTGAACGTTTTGAGCGCAAGGACTGATCGCTTGTCGGTGGCCACGGGAAACGCGCTGGCACCTGCGACGGATAGCTCGCTTAACTTGCTTGGTTCCGTGGTTGATAGATTGAGCGAATCTGCTGAAGCCTCACCGAAAGCCACTGCTGCAATCGTGCTGGTTGCAGCCGCGATCAAACCGCTGGTGGAGGCGCTGTTCAAAGCCGTGATGGATGAGATGACCAGTCGCGCGGCTAAGCGAGTATTGGGCGGCGAGGCTCCCCGTCTCCCTGGCCAGTCTCTGAAAGGCGTGAGTGCTTCATTGGGCGTATCCAAGCGTTTTTTACCTGGGGCATTTGCGTTAAAGGCCGCCCCCGATGTGATTGAAGGCACGATGAACGGCGACCTCAAGATGCTCGGCACTGGCTTGGGTGCCGCGGGTGGCGGCTGGGCGGGGGCTTCGGCAGGTGCTTCCATGGGCGCTGCTGTAGGTACCTTGTTCGGTCCGCTCTTTGGCACGGCCATTGGCGGAGCGGTAGGCGCGGTCGTCGGCGGATTGGCAGGTAGCTGGATAGGCGGGGAGTCGGGTAGCTGGCTGGGCGAAAAACTCGCCACACCTGCCGACCAGCTCGCCGCTCCGGATCAGGTCAGCAAAGATCTGGCCAGCGCCCAGACGAGCAATCAGCAGAACTCGATGACGGCGAACATCTACATCAACGGTCAGGATCAGGCCAGCGCCAGCCAGTTGGCGAACCTGGTGGTACAGCAGATCACCGGCCAATTCGGACTTATGACCCTGCCCAACTCACTCGCCATGCGCAGTGACGCGGCCCTGACCGACGGAGGTACCTGATGCGTCAGCAAATGGTGTTGGGCAATTTCATTTTCGGCCTGTCCAGAAACTTCGCTTACCACAACTTATTGCGTGGGGCAGATGGTGGCTGGAAGATCATCGACGTTGTCACCGGTAAACCCATCGCCAGTCAGACCGGCCAAGGTCTGCAAACGCTGAAGATAACGGGAAAATCGATGTACGCGACAGCCATGGACCGGCTTGATGAGTTGCGTGCCTTGCAGGCGCTGCGCGTCCCTGTGCCATTGGTTGACGGCATCGGCCGCAATTGGGGTCTATGGCAGATCATCACGGTGTCGGAAACCCAGGGCAGCGTGCTTGATGACGGCACTGCGATGGTGGTCGAGTGGTTCATCGATTTATTGGAGTTCGCCAATGCGTAACGTTCGAAGTATTGCCGGCGATTCGGTGAATCTGTTGCTGTATCGGGCGCTTGAGCGTTGTGACGATGCCGCCGAGGAAGCACTTTGGCGTCTCAATCCGGGGCTCGCCGAATATGGCCCGGTATTGCCGGCGGGTGTGCGGGTGCTCCTGCCTGAGCTGGGCTCAAAACCCATTGCACCCAAGCCGGCTTCGGCCTGGGATTAAGGAGGCAACATGTCACTTGGTTTCACACCCTCGGTGGAAATTTACGGCGCAAACGCTGCACTGCTCAACGAGCGATTGATTTCGTGGCAGCACATCGATGCGGCGGGGATAGAGTCCGATCAACTGACGCTTGTCATTAACCTGGAAGGACTCGAAGGGTTACCGAGCCTGGGCGGAAAGATCGGCTTGCGAGTGGGTTATGTGGAGTCGGGCCTGGTTGATAAGGGCGAATTCGTTGTCACACGGCGCACGCCAACGCTGTTCCCCCTGCGCATGACGCTGGTGGCCACGGCGGCGCCGTTCAGTGCCGTGGATGAGACCGGCTTCAAGCAACGCCGATCCGTCAGTCACGGCCCGACAACCGTGGGGACGCTGTTCCGCCAGTTGACCTCCAGGCATGGATTTTCACCGCGCGTGGCCCCGGACCTAGCGCAAATCAAGATTGAACATATCGACCAGTCCAACGAGACGGACATGGGGTTTCTGACCCGACTTGCCTGTCTCCATGACGGTGTCGCCAAACCGGTCAACGACCTGTATGTGCTGGCGCGACGTGGTCAGGCGAAGTCGCTGTCGGGCAACGTCATGCCGGACATTAAGCTCTCGGTGACGACCAATAATCGTCCCGGCGAGCAGTCTTTTATTGCTGCAACACTCGAAGAAACCGCGCGAGCAAAGTACCAGGGCTGCAAGACCAGTTGGTGGGATGCCGCCGCCGGTAAAGTGCGGGTCGAGGAAAGCGGCATCGCGCCGTTCAAGACTCTTCGGCAACGCTATCAAAGCGCAGGCGATGCACGGGCCGCCGGTGAGGGCGAGGTGCGCCGGATGATGCGTGAAGCATTGAAGGTAAAGATCGACTGCCCCGGCAATCCAGGATTGTCCGCCGAAGGGCTGGTGCTGCTGGACAGTACATGGCCCGATTTCATGCGCGGTCGTTGGTCAATCGACAAGGTTACGGCCAGTGGCAGTCGTCAGAACAGCTATCGCTGTTCGATCGAGGCGACCTGTGTGGATGCCCGGTCCTGAGGGACATTTTTTGATTTCTGCCGGTGGCGGCCAAGTCACTTTTCCATCCTGTCTATGGGTATAACCATGACTGTTACGCAACAACTGCTGGAAACCATCATGCCCAACGCCCGCTCCCAAGCGGGCGTTTTCATTTCCGCTCTCAACACCGCCATGCTTCGTTTCAGCATCAACACCCCAAAACGCGCCGCCGCCTTCCTGGCGCAAGTTGGCCATGAATCTGGACAACTACATTACGTGCGAGAACTCGGCAGCGATCAGTACTTGAGCAAGTACGACACCGGCACGTTGGCCGCACGTTTGGGAAATACGCCTGCGCTGGACGGCGACGGCCAAAAATACCGTGGCCGAGGCCTGATCCAGATCACCGGTCGTGACAACTACCTCCAATGCAGCCTCGGACTGTTCGGCGATGATCGCTTGGTGTTTGTTCCGCAGCTATTGGAACAACCCCAATGGGCCGCCGAATCAGCCGCGTGGTTCTGGGAGCAAAACGGCCTCAATGAACTGGCCGACCGCGATCAGTTCAACAGCATCACCCGGCGCATAAACGGTGGGCTTAACGGTCTGCAAGATCGTCTGCAGCTGTGGGCGCGGGCGAGGGCGGTGCTATGCCAGCCTTCGGTCTGATCCCGGTTTCTTACCGGGCAATCGGCCTTGTTGTGTTACTGGCAGTGCTGGCCGGCGGATCGGCGGCGCTGGCCTGGCACTTTCAGGATTGGCGCTATGGCCGGCAACTCGCGGAGCTGGCCAGGCTGCATGCCGAGGCACTGAATCAGCTGACGCTGGCCGCCGCCACGCAGCAACAGGCCGAGCAGGACAAGCGTCTGGCGCTGGAGCAGCGTCTGTCGGCCAGCGAACAAACCCATTACCGAGCGCTTAGCGATGCCCAACGTGATCAAGGTCGCCTGCGCGATCGTCTTGCCACTGCTGATGTGCGCTTGTCAGTCCTCCTCGATGCCAATGACGCTGCCTCAGGCTGTTCAATGTCAGCCACCTCCGGCGCCGGCGGCGTGGATCATGGAGCGGCGCGAGCCCGACTTGACCCGGCGCATGCTCAACGAATTATCGCCATCACCGATGCCGGCGACAGCGGACTGATTGCCTTGCAGGCTTGCCAGGCCTATGTCAGAGCCATCGCTCGATAACATTTTGACCGATCCTGTGCCTTGCAAGCGCAATCTGCTCGTGTACGGTAGTGCTCATTCCGCTCGCTCAGGAGATGACCGTGAAAGAAATCACTCAACTGGCCGCTGAACTTGGCAGGCGCTTGCAGGTTCTGAATGCCCACGTCGCCGCAGCCGAGTCGTGTACCGGCGGCGGGATCTCAGAGGCGATCACTCGCATTCCGGGGAGTTCGGCGTGGTTCGAGGCCGGTTATGTGACGTATTCCAACCGACAGAAAACCGAGCAGTTGAACGTGCCTCCCGAATTATTCGAAACGGTCGGCGCCGTCAGTCGCGAGGTGGTCGAGGCGATGGTTCGCGGCGCTCAGGAAAAAAGTCAGGCGCATTTTGCCGTGGCGGTCAGCGGTGTGGCCGGCCCCGATGGCGGTTCGCCGAACAAACCGGTCGGCACGGTCTGGCTGGCCTGGGGCGTCGGTGAGCAGGTGTTCAGCGAGGTGCAGCACTTCGCCGGTAACCGCGATGAGGTCCGCCGACAAACGGTTAAGGCCGCGCTAGAGGGGCTGCTGCGTCATGCCGCTGGAGAAAT